TATATGAGGGTTTGGTATCCTGACAGGATTGATACAGTTTATATGCCTGAAAGAGAAGAACCTGTTGTAATAGATACTGCCGATAATCTGATTGGCAAAATACCAGCAGTTATTTTATACAATGCTAAATCTCACAAACGTGGCATTGGCCAGTCAGACCTTGTAGATGTTGCGGACTTGCAGAAAGCTATTTACAATGAATATTCAGAGATAGAACAATTAATAAGATTATCAAACCACCCATCATTAGTTAAAACAAATAGTGTAAATGCTTCTGCTGGTGCTGGTGCAATTATTGAAATGCCTGAAGAAATGGAACCAAATTTAAAACCTTATTTACTTCAACCTAATGGTTCTAATCTAAACTCAATTATGGAGTCTATTGAAAGCAAAGTTAATTCAATTAATAGAATTGCACATATAGGTTCAGTAAGAACTACAAAGACACAAGTAAGTTCAGGAATAGCTTTACAAACAGAATTTGAATTACTTAATGCTAGACTATCTGAAAAAGCAGATAACTTAGAAATAGCTGAAGAACAATTATTTAGATTATATGCACAATTCCAAAACGTAGAGTTTGATGGAGAGATTAATTATCCTGACTCATTTAACATTAGAGATTATGCAAGTGATCTTATGTTCTTCCAACAAGCAAAAGCATCAGGTGTTGAATCAGCTACCCTTATGAAAGAGATAGATAAAGAAATAGCAAGAGCAGTAGTTGATAATGATGAGAAGCTAAACGAAATCTTTACAGAGATAGATACTAAACCTGAGGTGGGTTCTTTTACACAAGACGAACCCACGCAACAGGACGAGGAAGTAGAAGAAGAAGAAATCTAATCTAATCCCCTTTGACCAATTTTACCACGACCACCCTCTCTAGGAGTGTAATCAACTGATCTATTACCCCAACCAAAACCAATAAGAAAACCTTTTGGAAAAACAAATAGATGATACTGATTAGCACAATCTACTAATCTTTTTTCAACAGGGTATATTTCAATCGCTTCGCAATCTTCGCCACACAATTCATTCTTTATTTCTTGTAGGTGTCGCCAATCGTGAATAGATTTTTTGTCTAATCTCTTGATTGAAAGATAAGTCATTTTACCTTTCATCTCAGGATTTTGAACCATATAATCTGCTTGTTTGTTTCTTTGAACATTTACTTGATAAATGTCATTGACCCAAACTTCACAAGCAAACTCTTTTTTAAATATTTTCTTGGCAATAGAAAAAGTAATTTGTTTTCCAAAATGAGCAAACCTTTGTCTAATACTTTTAATTTGCTCATAATCAGATTTACCACCAAAAGAAAGTTCGGTTCTTTCAAACTTATTCATTTTCCCCCCTTTCAGTTTCTTCTTCTTTTTCTTCAGTTTGAGATTGTTTGCATTTCTCAAACTCTTTTCTTATTCTAGCTAACTCTTTGTAGTAGCTAGGGTGTTTCCATTCGTGACTCATTTTCTCTCCTTGTTTTTATTTATTCACTATTATACCATATGCACTTTTTCAAAATGCTCTAGAAGTAAGCAAAGTGAATTAAGGCAAAAAATAAGTGTTGTGGCAGTAAGCAAAAAAAAATGAAAAAAAAGCTTTTTTGAGTTTTTGACTTTTTTATGATAGATACAAAAAATGGCAGATATAGTTCAAAAAAGTACAGAATATCGAATCAAACAAATCGAACTCGCAGAAGCTAAATACTACAAAACTTTGACTTCAACATTAGATCGAATAGAAAGAGAAGTAGTATCATTAGCTAATAGAGATTTACCGACACAAGATGGTAAGCTTATACAATTACAAGCGGCAGTAGCCATAAGACCTAAAATAAAACAAATCATAGATGCAGAATATTTACCTTTTGCAGATCAAGTTGTTAGAGAGGGATTTAATAAACAAGCAAAGAGAATAGAAAAAGCTTTTAAAAGAATTGGTAATATTCCTGTTGAGTTTCAAGAATTAACAAAAGGCGATCTAGCATTAATACAAAATTTAAAGCAACAATATTATACACAATTCAAAGACGTATCTAATACCTTTACAAGAAGATTATCAGAAAAGGTTTATCAAAATACTTTAGTTGGTTCAGACTTTGCAGATTTAGAAAAAGAATTACGACAAACTATTAATGGTATTTATGCAAGTTCAGATGATGTAGAAGCGAATCGTTTAGTTAGCTTTATAGAAAAAAATAAGTTTAAAAGGTCTATGCAAGTGAGAGTTGATAAAGCAGTTCAAAAGCTACAATCTAAATTTGCTAGAGATCGTGCTGGAGAGAATATGAAAAGATACGCTGGTCAGATATTAAACGACTCTTTACGTGATTTTGATGCTACCTTAAACTTCAATAAGTCTAATGATGCTGGTTTAACTTTTGTAAAATACTATGGAGATGTAATACCCACAACACGAGAGATTTGCAGAAATCTTGTAAATGGTGTAATAAAATCAAAGAGAAGTGATGGTCTTTTTACGATTGATGAAGTTAGACAAATATGGTCGTCAAGAAGCTGGTCAGGGAAAAAATCAGGGAATCCTTTAGTAGTTCGAGGTGGTTATAATTGTCGTCATCAATGGAGTTACGTCAATCCTGATTGGTATGATAGTAGCGGTGAACTAATAATATAGGAGTAAAAAATGTCAGAAGACAAAACACAAGAAACTTCAGCACCCGTTGAAGCTAAAGAAGAAGTAAAACAAGAACAACCAAAAACAGAGTCTAAATCTTTCACACAAGAACAATTAGATAATATCGTTCAAGCTAGACTAATGGCAGAACGTAAGAAGTATGAAAGAAAAATGGAAGAAGAAGATAAGCAAAAAACAGAACTTCTAAAACAAAAGCAGTTAGAAGAAGCTAAATCTAAATCTGAAATTGAAAAGCTTATGAAAGAAAGAATAGCTGAAAAAGACTCTGAAATAACTAGATATAAAACAGAAATCAAAAAAGAAAAAATTGATAATTCTATTCTATCTGTTGCGTCAAAGAATAATGCAATCAATCCTCAACAAGTCGTTCAATTAATTGAGAAAGAAGTAAAATTAAATGATGATGGAAGAATTGAAGTGCTTGATAATAATTCAAATATTCGATATAACGCAAAAGGAGAACTTTTAACAATAGAAGATAGAGTTAAAGAGTTTTTAGATACGAACCCACACTTCCGCAATGCAACAGTACAAGGTTCAGGAAGTAAAGCAAGTATCGGTGGTAATACTGTAAAACCCTTAAACATTCAGGACTTAGACCTTAATAAACCCGAAGATCGTAAAGCCTATGCAGAATATAGGAAGAAGCGAGACACAGGTGCTATTAAGATTAACTTAAACAATTAAAATATAAAGGAAAAATAAAATGGCAAACGAAAGCACAAGTTCTACACTATCGGAACTATACACAGAGATAGTTGCAGAAGCTCAATTTGTTGCACAGGAACAATCCATTATGAGAAATCTTGTAAGAAATTACGCGATCTCAGGTGGCGGTAAAGCGGTAGAAGTACCAATTTATGCGGCAGTTTCTGCTGGAGCAGTATCTGAAGCGGCTGATTTAGCAAACACAGCGATTAACCCATCATCTGTTTCAATAACAGCGGCAGAAGTTGGTGTTATGACAACTCTAACAGATTTAGCAAGAAACTCGGCTCCAAGAAATGTAGCGGCAGATATTGGTAGATTATTCGGAGAAGCAATCGCAAAAAAACAAGACACAGACATGACAGCACTATTTGATGGTTTCTCAGGTGCAGTTGGAGATGGCTCTGCGGCAATTTCTGCGGCTAGTATCTTCAATGCGGCTTCAACTTTAAGAGCGGCGGCCTTGAACGTCAATGAGTGTGCAGTAGTCTTACACCCTAAAATCGCTTTTGACTTAAAAGCAAACTTAACTAATACATTTGCAAACGCAAACGCAAACGATTTAGCTAACGAAGCTTTAAGAAGTGGTTTTGTAGGAACATTAGCTGGTATGAGAGTATTTGAAACTTCAAATATGTCTAATACGGGTAATGCTGGAGACTATAAAGGTGCGGCATTCCACAGAGATGCTTTAGCAATGGCAGAAATGCAAGGGCTAAAAGTAGAAACTCAAAGAGATGCTTCATTAAGAGCAGACGAAATTGTAGCGACAGCAGTATATGGCGTAGGAGAAATCCACGATTCATATGGTGTAGAGTTACACTTCGACTCTTCTATTCAGTAGTAGATAATTACTTGTGGGGTAGAAATACCCCACGAGTCTAACAGGAGAATAAATGGTAAAAATGAAAATCGAAAGCACAACAACAATTAAATTAAAAAAGGGTAACAAAGTAATTGAGAGAACTTTGGTAGATTATAATTCAAACAAAAGAATATGGGAAATTAGAGGTTTCAAACCCGTTCAAGATGAGGTAAAAGTAGAAAACAAGGTTGATAACAAAGTTGTTAGTTTAAAACCAAAGAAGAAAACAAGGAAAAAGAAATGAACGAGTGGATTATATTTAAAATTAGAAAATGGTCAAAATGGGTTTGGATAAAAGCTAAGAATAACCCAATGTACTCTATACCAATAGCAATAGTAATTATAATTTTATTAGGAAGTTAATATGGCTAATTATTCAGGTGCTAATGTTATTGTTGCTGGAGATGTAACCAAGTATCAACCTGATGCTTTTGGTTTTGGTATTGCATCAGGAGACACAGAAGCAACAAATTTCTTTTCACAGACAACAAACGATATTTTAAGAAGATTAAGAATTGAATGGTGGCCTGTTTATAAAACGAATGTCTATACTGATATTACAGTTTTAAACACAAACGAAATGGTTGATACAAAAGTTAATTTAGACCAATTTGAACGTGCTGGTGTTTATTTATTTTTAGGTAGATTCTTATGCCCAGCTTTATCAAAGTTTAGACCTGAAACAGAAAAAGATAGATTTGAAAGAATGGCAGAACATTATCTATCAGAGTACAACAGAGAGTTTAGAGAAATATTAGAAGATGGTGTAGAGTATGATGCTTCAGGTGATGGAACAATCGTTAAGAATGAAAGAGAGTCTTTACACGGGTCAGGACGATTAGTTAGATAATGGCTATTGGTATAAAGATTAAAACCAACTCAAAACACATAGAAAAAAGATTTAAAAGGTTACAATCTAAGTTTCCCAAAATTATTGATAAAGGAATATTACAAGCTGGTTTTCAATTATTAGATATTATCAGAACTAAAACAGCAAAAGGTATTGATGTTAATTCAAGAAAATTTGCACCTTATAGTTCAAGCTATTTAAAAAGATTAAACAGAGAGGGTAAAAAAACAGCAGTTGATTTATTTTATACGGGTCGAATGTTAAGTGCATTAACACCAAGCGGAAAAACTGTAAGAAAAACAGGAAAGCATAAAATAACTTTAGGTTTCTCTAATGCTGAAATGAGACAGAGAGCATTATTTAATCAAGTATTAAACGAACCTAA